CCGTTAGATAATGAACCAGAAGTTGCGATAATTAATTTATGAAACTATACAATGGTGATTGCTTAGAAGTTATGCAGAATATACCTGATAATTCAATAGATTTAATTGTTACAAGTCCACCTTATGAAGATATTTCTGGTGCAGGATATAAAGCAGACAAAAAAGATATATTATTTTTAAAATTATATTCACAATTTATTGATGAAGTTTTTAAAGAATATCAAAGAATACTAAAAGACGGTGGACAATTATTTTTTAATATTAAAAGTAAAACAGCAAATAAAAAACTTAGAACACCACATTGGCTTGAATTTACAAACGCATTTCAACAATTAGATTTTAAAAGTTATATTATCTGGAAGTATTCAGGTAGTTTTGACAGCACAAAATCTAGGTTTCATTTAGATTATGAAATAATTTACCATTTATCAAAAGGTGATAATATTTACCTTAATACTGATTGTGGTATTGATGATCCTTTAACTTCTGTTTGGTATGTGCCACATAATATACCAAAAGAAGAAAGAGTACACCCAACACAAATGCCACTAGCTTTAGCAGATAGAATATTAAAAATTGCTTCAAAACCAAATGATGTTGTATTAGATAATTTTATGGGAAGTGGAACAACAGGTGTAGCTTGTATAGATAATAATGTAGAATTTATAGGTATTGAATTAAATGATGTTAATTATAATATTGCAAAGGAAAGGATAGATGAAAAACTATATAACAACACTAACTGAAGTATTAGGTGCAGGACTTATAATTTATGGAGTATATACAATAAACGTATCATTAGCGTTAATAGTCGCTGGTGCGTTTTTAATTATAGGAAGTTATTTAGCAGTTAGATGAGTTTATTCAAAAGAGTAGAAAACAGGGACGCAGCTTTAGGAAACCTTGTTGATTTATTAGCTTTACGCGAGGGTGGTTTATACAACTACACTGGGGAAAAAGTAAATGAAATGTCTGCACTTGGCATATCAACTGTATTTAGTGCAATATCATTAATTGCTGATAGTATTGCGTTACTTCCAATTAAAACACTTCGTTATGACGGTCAAAAGACAATATTTACTGATAAACCAAAATTTTTAGAAAAACCAAATGTAAGTCTTGATCTATCAATGTTTTCATTGTTACATCAAATAATCACATCTTTAGCTATGCACGGTAATAGTTTCGTGTTAGTAGATAAAGATAGACAAGGGCGACCAATACAGCTTACACCAGTACATCCAGAAAAAGTAAAAGTAGAAATGTCAGACGGACAAAAAGTTTATATGCTACAAACTAAAAAAGGTAATTACGATAGAAAAATAACAAGCGATAATATGTTACATTTTGTGTGGTATTGCTATCCAGGACAATTAATAGGCGTAAGTCCACTACGCACCAATTCAAATACCTACGGACTTGCATTAGCTATGGAAAGACATATTGCACAGTTTTATGGTCAAGGTGGTACACCATCATCAGTATTGGAAACTGATAGGGACTTAACAGCTGAACAAGCAAATATATTAAAAGAAACTTGGTTAAATAATCACAACAAAAATAGAAAACCAGCTGTATTAACTGGTGGCTTAAAATGGAAAGCTATATCAGACGCAGCAGGTAATGAATTAATTGCTGCAAGGGATCAAATAGTACACGAAATTGCACGAGTGTTTAGAATACCAGCACATTTACTTTTATCTAAAGATGGTTCAAACGTTTATTCAAATATTGAAAGTAACGGTTTAGCATTTATTAGACATACATTGTTGCCGTGGATTAGACGTATTGAAGATGGTTTTAGTACATTATTACCAGGAAAACAATTTGTTAAATTAGATACAGACGAATATAGCCGTGGCGACCAACTAAGTAGAGTTAGGTCGTTTCAAGTAGCTGTAAGTTCTGGAATTATGACACCAAACGAAGCTAGGGCAAAAATGGATTTAGAACCATACGAGGGTGGCGACAAATTCTATATTGGTTTACAAGGTGCATTAATTGATCCAACATTACAACCACAAGGCATAGACGAACACGATCCAACAAACGAGTTACCAAATGATTAGTGCAAGTATTAGTATTACACCAGATACAGCAGTTAAAATTTTAGATAGTCAAAATTTTGAACAGCATATTTACGTTCACAATAACCACTCAAATAAAATGTATTTAGGTGGTAGCGATGTTACTGCAAGTAATGGTTTACATTTAGATAATGGTGAACTAATTGAAATACGTGTACCACAAGATAATGAAATTTACGCAATAAGCGATAGTACAACTGGAAACATATCAATTTTAAGGCCAGACTAATGCCATACGAAATACAAATGGACAATGAAGAATGCAAAGGCCACGCAGTAGTAAAACTAGATGATGGTTTTATTATGGGTTGCCACGAAACACACGAAGAAGCTGAAAAACAACTACAAGCAATTTTAATTAATGAAGCTAAACAAAAAGAAGAAAACAATTTAGATCAAGAAGCAGAATTAAGGCAAGTTGATAGAACACCACCTAAATTTATGCAAGAAAATGCACAACGTGGTTTAGATAATCTAAATAAGGCAGGGGACGGTTTAACAGATAAAACAAAACGTGAAGCAAGACAAATGGCAAGTGGCGAACAAATTAGCATAGATAAAATTGTTCGTATTGCAGCGTGGCATAAAAGACACATTAGCGATTTAAATAGAGATAAAACAAACCCACAAGATCCAGATACTTGGGTAGCTAGTGATGTTGCATTTTTATTGTGGGGTAGTAATCCGTGGACAGAACCTATGAAAGCAGCAGATTGGGCAGATAGAAAGATTGCACAACTTGTTAGTGAGGGTGAATTAGAACCTAGAAAACAAAAAAATAAAAAAAGGGAGTTTAGATTAATGGATAAATTTGACAAAGTAATTTCTATATCACAAACACTTGGTATGCAAAAAAGGTCAACTATTCTAAAAACAATGGAAAGACAAACTGAAAATAGAAGTTTTACATTTAGTGCAGTAGAGCAAAGAAGCGAAGATAATACAGATACTTTATTGTTTACTGGTTATGCTTCTGTATTTGATAAACCATACGGTGTTCGTGATAGCCGTGGACAATATAACGAAACAATTAAACCAGGTGCATTTAAAAAGACTTTACAAGAACAAGATGATGTTAGATTTTTAGTTAATCACGACGGTATACCATTGGCAAGAACTTCATCAGGTACATTAGAACTAGAAGAAGATGATTACGGTTTATTTGTACGTGCTGAACTTGATCCATCAAATCCAACAGTTGCAGAAGTTGCAAGTGCTATGAAGCGTGGCGATTTAAACGAAATGTCATTTGCATTTGCAGCAATTAAAGATAATTTTGACCAAAACGGTGAAAACAGAGAAGTAAACGAAGCAAGACTATTTGACGTATCAGTAGTAACTTATCCAGCTAATCCGTGGGCAGGTGCAAAACTTCGTGGTATTGAATTAGAAAACCTACACAAAGAATTGGTTGAAGCTAGAAGTGGCGACCAAGCAAAAGAAATTTTAGAAAGTTTTATTAACCAAGTCGCTGAAAGTGATGACGTTGATAAAAAGCGAAGCAATCCGAAAGTGGATTTATTAAAAATGAAACTTGAAAGGGACGGCATTCGCTAAAAGACGTATAGCCGTGGTTATAGCCGTGTATCACACTTAACTACCACACTCTACGCAGAAGTATAAGAAAATAACACAAGGAAAATTAAATTGAAAAAATTAATTGAAGCTAGAGAAGCAAAAGTAGCTGAACTAGACGGTCTTGTTTCAGAACTTGATGAAATGGAAGCTGGTGAAGAATTTGATAGCAAATTTGCTAGATCAAACGAACTACACGCTGAAATCAAAGAGATGAACGAAAAGATTGAAGAAGCTAGAGAAGCTGCTGAAACTTTAAAAGCAGTTAAAGAAAGCAGAAATTTGCTTGGTGTTGAGGACGAAGACTTAGGCGAAAAAGAAGCTGTTGTAGAAGTGAACGAGCCAAATATGTATAGAAAGGGTGGCGACCACTCTTTTATTGCTGACGCTTACGCTGCTAGATCAGGCGACTTTAAAGCACAAGAAAGACTTAACAAGCACCAAGATTTTGAAGCTAGAGATGTTGGAACTGGTGCTTTTACTGGATTAGTTGTACCTCAATACTTAGTAGATGAGTTTGCACCAATCGCAAGAGCTGGTTCTGCATTTTATAACGCTGTTCCTAAAAAGGATTTACCAGCGTTTGGTAACAAAATTGAAATATCCAGAATTACCACTGGATCAGCAGCAGCAGAACAAGCTAGTGAAAACTCAGCTGTTCAAGAAACCAATATGGACGATACCTTATTAACAGTTAATGTTGATACTATTGCAGGTCAACAAGACGTTTCAAGACAAGCTCTTGAAAGAGGTGGACAACCAGGTTTTTCATTGGAAAACATTATATTCCAAGACTTAGTTGCAGCATATTACACAAAACTTGATAACTTAATGCTTAACGGTTCTGGTTCATCTGGACAACCATTAGGTATTGCTTCAGTTTCAGGTGTTAATGAAACAACTTACACAGACGCAAGTCCAACAGTTGGCGAATTATATCCTAAACTTGCAGATCAAGTTCAAGAAATCAATTCAAATAGATTTGCACCACCAACAGCATTTATTATGCACCCAAGACGTTGGGGTTTCATTACAGCAGGTGTGGACAGTACAAACCGTCCATTAGTTGTTCCAGCTGGTAACAACCCAGACAACGCAGTAGGTGTTGGTGAAGCAGCTAAATATGGAAACGTAGTTGGTTCATTACTAGGTATTCCAGTTATTACAGACGCTAACGTTGTAACAAACGCAGGTGCAGGTACTAACGAGGATCAAATTTACTTAGTTAAAGCTGATGACCATATCTTATTTGAAGATAGTTTATTCCAACTTAAATTTGAGGAAACAAACGCTGGATCATTAACAACTAAAATGGTTGTTTATGGTTATGTTGCTTTTGCTTCTGGTAGATACCCACTTGGTATTTCAAAGATGAGTGGAACAGGATTGGTAACACCAACCTTTTAATTAAAATAGTAGTCTTGGTGTGTCTAGCAATAGATACACCAAACTGCTTAGGGAAAGAATTATGGCAAACGAAAAATTAATAGAAGCACTTAAAAAAGAATTAAAGAATTACGAAATTTACGGTAAGGCAGATCGTGCTGAAGAAGTTAAAAAAGCTATTAAAGAAGCTGGTGGTAAAATTGAAACTAAAGATAAAAAACCTAAAGCTGAAAAAAAAGTTATAAAAGACAAGTAGGATTTAATGCCAAAACATTACGGTAAAAAAATGAAAGGTGGCAAAGGTAAAGGCCGAAAGAAAGGTAGATAAACCTTATGGCTATTACTAACGGTTACTGTACACAAGATGAATTAAAGACGTTTGTTGGCATACCTACAAGCGATACAGCAGACGATACTTTAATTGATGACGCAGTAAACGCAGCGTCAAGGCAAATAGACGCTTTTTGTGGACGATACTTTTACCAAGATGGTTCGGCAACTGCACGTAAATTTTTTACAAATGATTTATACCGATTACGTGTAGATGATATTTCAACAACTACTGATTTAGTAGTTAAATACGATGATGATGATGACGGTACATACGAAATTACCGTTAGTGCAGATCAATACCAGGTTTTACCTATAAACGGCATTGTTGGTGGTATTACAGGCAATCCTTATTATATTGTAGAATTAATAAGCGATGGCAACCACGAATGGCCACTAGATTATTCAAGTAACAGGCCACGTGCCGAAATAACTGCAAATTGGGGTTATCCAAGTGTTCCAACACAAATCAAACAAGCTACATTAATGTTAGCTAGTGAATTATTTGCTATGCGTAATGCACCATTAGGCGTTGCAGGTGTTGGGGATTTTGGCGTAGTCAATATTCAACAAAACAGAGAAATAACACGATTAATTGCACCATTTCGTAAAGGCACAGTTTTAGGTGTATCTTAATGGCTACACTAGCCGAAATACGTGATGGTTTAAAAACAACCATAGGAACAATAAGTGGGTTACGTTGTTACGATACAGTTCCAGATAACGCAATAAACTTTCCAGTAGCAATAGTTTTACCAACAGATATAGAGTTTGATTTAGCTATGCAAAGGGGAACTGATCTATATACATTTGATTTATTAATAGCTGTACAACGTGCTGATAGTAGAACTGCACAAGATAAACTAGACGCTTTTATTACAGGTAGTGGTAGTTCTAGTGTTAGACAAGTAATATTTAATAATAGAACTTTAGGACTTGATGATACAGACGCTAGAGTTGTTAATGTGTCTAATTACGCAGCAGATGTTAATTTAAACGGCATTGACGGTGTTGGTGCTAATTTAAGTATTGAAGTTTACACGAAAGGTTCGTAATGGCTAAATATAAAATTATTGGTAATAAAAAAGTTATGGATAAAGTAAAAGGCGAAACTATAACTATTGATGATGAAAATGTTGCTAAGTCATTAATAAAGGGTGGACACATAGAACCTATTACTATTAAAAAAAGACGTGCAAGAAAAAAAGACGGAACATATAAAGCAGATGATAAAAATACACCAAACATTAATGAAGCGTGGGAAGTAGATAATGGCTAAATTTGTATTTAATGACGGTAAAGTTTTTACAGGTGGTTACGATTTATCTAGCCACATAACCAGTGTAAACCTGGAAATTAACGCTGAAGAATTAGACGCAACGGTTATAAATAGTGGTGGCTTTAGGGAAAAACTAGGGGGCTTAAAAGATAGCACTATATCAATGGACGGTTTTTATGAAGCTGGTCAAAACAAACCAGACGCTTTATTAGGTGCGTCTGTAGGCAACGAATTAATTGTTACAACAGTACCAGACGCAGGTGTAGGCAATACTGCATACTTTATGAAATCAACATTATTTACTTATTCTATGTTTGGATCTATTGGCGAGATAGCACCATTTAGTATTTCTAAATCACAATCATCAGATATTGTTGTTAGGGGTACTATTGAACTTGATAGCGATTTAACTGCTACTGGTAATTCAACAGGTGTACAATTAGGTGCAGTTGGTGCAGATGAAAAGATTTATGCAGCAATACATTGTTATGGTGTAAGTGGAACATCATCACCAACAGTTACGTTTAAATTACAATCAGATGACAACGCTAGTTTTACAAGTCCAACAGACCAAATAACATTTACAGATATAACTGCAATAGGTGCAGATTTTCAAAGTGTAGCTGGATCAATTACAGATGACTATTGGCGACTAAATTATACAATTAGTGGAACTGATCCTAGCTTTTCTATACACGCAACAATCGGCATAGAATAACACACACAACTTAACTTCTTTACTAAACTATAAAATTAGACTTGAAAGGAGTTTACATTGGCAAAATTTGTTTTAACAGACGCTAGTGTAACCTTGAATAGCGTTGATCTATCAGACCACGTTGCAAGTGTTACATTAGACATTACAGCTGACGAAATTATTACAACGGCTATGGGCGATACTTTTCAATCACGAACAGGTGGTTTGAAATCAGGTGAATTATCTATAGAGTTTCAACAAGACTTCGCAGCTTCAGAAGTGGACGCTACATTATGGCCATTGTTAGGTACAACAACAGCATTTGTTGTTAAACCAACATCTAGTGCTGTAAGTGCTACTAACCCAAGCTATTCTGGTGATGTGCTTGTAAATCAACACATACCAGTAGCAAATGGCGTTGGTGAACTTGCAACTATGTCCGTAACGTTTCCAACATCTGGAACAATAACTAGAGCAACTTCATAATGGGCAATATGATTGTCGTTATGCAAGACGGCAAGAAGTTTGAAGTAAAAATTAAACCAATAGATATTGTTCAGTTTGAACGCAAATTTAATGTACCAATATCCAAGCTAAACGAAGAAAGTCGTTATGAGTGGCTTTTATATTTAGCTTGGTTAGGTGCTAAAAGAAATGGCGTAACTGAAGATTACGATACCTGGATTGGTTTAGTTGAAGAACTAGACATTAATGGATCAAGTGATAATTTAAAAGCATAAGTGGTTTTCAGGATTTAATTGCAACAATAGCAGTTGAAACTGGTATAAGTCCACAAGAACTTGCAGAACTTGATTTAGAAATGTTTTACGCATTAGTAAGAGTTATAAACAAGAAATACGATAATTATGGCAAGAACATTTAAAAAAACCGATTTAGCAATAGATAACAGCGAAGTTAGAGAACTTGTTAAAGAATTAAAACAATACGGTAAAAAAGACGTTCTTAAAACATTATCAAAGTTTCATAGAGAAATAGCAAAAGAACAATTAACAGAAAGCCGTACGTTAGGACGTAAACAACCAGTACCAAAAGCTAATCGTTCTGTTATGGGTATGACAGCTTCAGGAACTAGATCCGAAGCAAAAATTAATATTAAATCAAACGATAGATACCCAACAGCTTTATCTATGGAGTTTGGTCGTAGGTTTCAATATGTACCAGTTCGTGGTGGCAAAACTAGGGCAATAACTGCTTCAGAAGTAGGACGTTTACCACATTCAAGACCAGGTGCTAAGTTTCCATATAGAAAATGGATTGGCAACCAAAGAGATCGTGGCGACAGTTCATTTACTAAATTAGGTAAACAAGGTTATGTTGTAGGTAAAACTATTAGTAGAAATCAAAACGAAATATTGGAAACATACAATGAACGTATGTATGACGCATTAACAAGGGCAATTAAATAATGGCATTTGAAAAGAAAGTATCAATAGCAATAGTCGGTAAAACCGACCAGTTTGTTAAATCATTAACAAAGGGACAAAAAGCATTAAATACATTTGGTAGTGTTGCAGGAACTATTGGTAAAGCTACGGTTGCAGGTTTAGGGTTAGCGTCAGTTGCAGCAGTAACCGTTGGTAAAGAAATGGTTGATTTGGCTTCTAGTGCTAAAGAAGCTGGATCAGCATTTGATGTTGTGTTTGGTGAAAGTGGGGCAGAACTAAACGCATTCGTAGAAGAGTTTGCAAATAAAGCTGGTTTAGCAAATTTTGAATTACAAGATTTATTAAAAACATCTGGACAAGTATTACAGGGTATTGCATTTACAGCTGAAGAAAGTGCTAATTTATCACAAGCATTAACCGTTGTAGCTGGGGACGTCGCAGCATTTAATAATGTTCAGGGTGGTGCGCAACCAGTATTAGAAGCATTTACTAAAGCACTTCTTGGTGAGCGTGAAAGTCTTAAAACTTATGGTATCGCTATAAACGAAGCAGAAGTACAAACTAAAGCGTTTGAAATGACAGGTAAAAGTTCTGCTGCACAATTAACAAAACAAGAAAAAGCATTAGCCACATACGAACTTATTGTTGAACGATCTGCTGTAACACAAGGTTATTTAAACGCAGAACAAGATAGTTTTGCTGCTAAATCAAATGAAGCAAGGGCAAAATTAACAGAATTAAAAGCAACACTTGGTCAAGAGTTATTACCGATTGCAGAACAATTATTACCAGTATTAGTAGATTTAGTTGGCGAGATTGGACCCCACTTATCAGACGCAATTAAATCAGTAGCACCATTTATAGCTTCTATTGGTGGATTAATTAGTGCATTAGCACCACCAATGATACAAATTATTACGTTACTACTAGCAGCACTTGCACCAGCATTTAAAAAGTTTACAGAAATAGTTGATAGATTTGTTGCACCATTTTTAACTAACCTACCAAAGAATTTTGAAAATATGATAAATCGTATTATTGGTGCATTAAATAGTTTTATTGACAAGATAAATAGTTTTGCACAAAAAGCACAAAATATGCTTGGTAAGATTGGCATAAAACTTGATTTACCGAAACTTGGACGTTTTGAAGAAGTATCGTTTGGTTTTGCTGATAGCCAAGTTAAATCTGTAGTTTCCCCAGATGATATTGACGCACAACGTACAGCTACAAGTTTATTAGCTTCAGCAGCACAAACACAACGTACTGCTATCGGACAAAGTCAGGGAAATGTTATTGTAAACAATTACGCACCAATTACTACAGATCAACAAGCAGCAGATTTATTTTCTAGGGGTGCAAGAGAATTTAAACGTCAAAATGGTGGTAGTGGCAGGATTGATATTTTATAATGGCACAACCAACAGTACGTGTTCGTATAGGTTTTACACAAAACACTTTTACATTAGATGATTTAATTCGTGGTGTTTTAGATAGTGGGCAATTAGGTGGTGCAGTTACATTAACTGATGTAACAAGCGATGTACAAAGTGTTGCTATAAATCGTGGTAGATCAAGAGATTTAGACACATTCTTTACTGGTACGTGTGCAGTACGTTTATTAAATAATGAACGTAAATATGAAAATACCAATACATCAAGTCCGTATAGTCCAGGTATTGAACCTATGATTGCTATACAAGTGGACGCTACAACTGATGGTGGTTCAACCTATGAAGATTTATTTGTTGGTTTTGTAACAGATATAAACCTTAGTTATCCAGATAAAAACAATTCATTTGCAGACTTTTTAGCGTCTGATGGTTTTATTAAGTTAGCTAATGCAGAATTAATTGACGCTTCATTTAGTAGTACAGATAGTGGAACGTTAGTTAGTAATGTATTAGATAATGCCAATATTAAATTCGGTGCTGGTAGATCCATTGAAACTGGTATAAGTACAATGCAATCATTAAGTGGTATTAGTGAAAATGCGTTATCAGTTTTACAAAATATTGAACGTTCTGAAAATGGTTTATTATTTATGGCTAAGAATGGTCAATTAACGTTTAAATCAAGGCATACAACGTTTCCAAGCACACCTAGTGCAACATTTAGCGATGATGGTTCAGATGTACCATATTTACGTGTAGATTATATAAACGATGACAATGAGATATTTAATATAGTTTCATTACAACGTATTGGTGGTACAACACAAACTGTAGAAGATACGGCGTCGCAAGGTAAATACCTGGTTAGAACATTAAGTAGATCAGGATTGTATAACAATACAGATAGTGATGTTAATGACGCTGCAAACTTTTTACTTGGTAAATTTAGTAGTGCTTTAATTAGATTTGATAACTTAGTAGTTGATCTAACAGAAGCTACAACTGGTAATCAAAATACCGTATTAGCAAGAGAAGTTGGCGATGTTGTACAAGTTGAATTAACACCACCTGGCAGTGGTAGTCCAGCACAAATAACGTCTTTAGAAGTGATTGATAGTATTAGTTACAACATTACACCAGATATATTTAGTTGTTCATATAAGCTATCTAATGCAGATGTCCAGGCATTTTTACGTTTAGACAATCCATTATTTGGTGTATTAGATACAGATAAGTTAGGTTATTAATGACACATACAATTAAACTAAACAAAGAAAGGATAAACTAAAAATATGGCAAACGGATTTAAAGTTTTTGCTGTTGGTGAAGTCTTAACAGCAGCAGATGTAAATGATTACTTAATGGAACAATCCATTTCAATATTTGCTGACGCAACAGCAAGGGACGCACAAATAACAAGTCCAATAGAGGGTATGTTTTGTTATTTAGCAGATACCAATGAATTACAATTTTACAATGGATCAGCGTGGGCAGGTTATATTGGCGAGGGCGATATAACTGGTGTTACAGCTGGATCTGGTCTTAGTGGTGGTGGAACATCTGGTGCAGTAACACTTGATGTAGATATTAATGGACAATCATCAGTTACAGCAGCTACAGGGGACGAACTATTAATTGCAGACGCAAGTGATAGCAATAATATAAAAAAAGTTACAGTACAATCTATTTTAGATCAAGGTGGATTTGCTGATATAGGTTTAATAATCGCATTAGGATAGGAAAGGAAATATGGCTAATACATTTAAAAACGCTTATTTGGACGTAACTAGCAGTAATACTGCTATTTATACTAATAGTTCTGGTGGTACAGCAATTATATTGACATTACGTATTACTAATGTTGATGGTGCTGCTGATGACACAATTACAGCTGATGTTGTTGACGGAACTTCTGGAAATGCACGTATAGCTTATACAATAAGCGTACCAGCTGATAGCACAATAGAACTAGCAGGAACTTCTAAATTAGTTTTAGAAAATGGGGATAGTATAGAACTAACAGGTGGTGCAGCTTCAGGTGATCTAGAAGCATTTGCAAGTATTTTAGAAATAACCTAAAGGAGTTCAAATGCCTTATGGTTATCTAGGACAAAATCAACCTAATCAAACTGTATCTAATAGTGGTGTCTTTTCTATTACTGATGTAGCTGAACTTCAATCACAAGGAAAACTTGGTGGTAGTTTAGAACTTATTGAGGAACAATCTATAACTTCATCTACTGCAACAATGGAATTTACTAATATTAAAGAAGCAAAATATGATGTACACTTACTGCAAATAGATAGTTTTTATGCAGTTGCACAAAGAAATTTATTAGTTAGGTTAAGTAATGATAATGGAAGTAGTTATATTTCTAGTGGTTATCAATATGCTTATCAGTATGGTGGAACTGTATCTTTTGGTGAGGGTAATTCAACTAATTATAATGCTATGTCTTTAGTTACTTTTGGTGCTGATACAGTAGAGGAAAGCCAAAACACATATATATATTTTTATAATTTAGGAAATTCAAGCAAATATAGTTTTTCAACTTTTCAAAATACAGGTGTTCAAACAGGTGTTTATAATATGTTATTTGGTGGTGCAGTTTTACCAACTGCTGAAACTCATAATGCAATTCAACTTTTACCTACTTTATCAACTAATATAGCAAATCTACAAGCAAAACTCTATGGAGTAAAACAGATATGAGTAACCTAAGATTAATTAATGAAACTACTGTTAGTGCTAGTGTATCTAATGTTGATGTAACAGATGTTTTTTCAGCAGATTTTGATATATACAAAATTACTACAAGTGGATTTACAACAGTTAGCACAACAAGTACAGATTTAGATGGAAGATTTATAAATAGTAGTGGTAGTGTAATAAGCAGTTCAAGTTATGATATTGCACATTTAAACTTAAAAGCTGAAACAAGTTTTTCAGAAACAAGATTGACAAATCAAACTGAAATAAGTTCAATTTTTGGTAGTGCAGATGATAGTCCAGAGGGTGGTGGTACTGTTTCTTATATTTTTAATCCATTTAGTAATTCAAGTTATACTTTTGGATTATTTCAAGTAAGTAGTAATTTGAGTGGACTTCATAGAGGTAGAAAAGGAATTACAGTTCTAAAATCTACTGCAAGTATCACAGGTTTTCAAATTGTTTGCATAAGTGCAAATGTAGATGAGGGTATTGTTAGAACTTATGGATTGAGAGTAGATAGCTAATGGCAGGACAATTAATTCAAGTAAATACTGCAACAGTTTCAGTAGCAACACCAAGTGTAACTCTTACAGGCATAGATAGT